CGGGGAAGATCGCCGGATGGTTCGGGCAGGCGAAGGACTGGGCGATCGAGAAGTGGGGGCAGCTCGTCGCATGGGTGCGCGGCCTGCCGGGCCGCGTGTCGGCCGCCTTGTCCGGGCTCGCCGGGCGGCTGCGGGCGCGGGCATCGGAGGCGGGCCGCGCGCTGGTCTCCATGCTCCGCAGCAAGCTGACCGAGTCGGTGAACTGGGTGCGCGGCCTCCCCGGCCGTGCGCGGTCCGCTCTGGGCAACCTCGGCGGTGTCCTGCGGTCGGCTGGCCAGGCTCTGATCAGAGGTTTCATCAACGGCATCAAGTCGATGATCGGCTCGGCGAAGAGCGCCGCACGCTCGGTGGTGTCGTCGGTGCGGAACCTGTTCCCCTTCAGCCCGGCGAAGGAGGGCCCGTTCTCCGGGACGGGCTACACCACGTACTCCGGCCGGGCCCTGATCGAGGGCTTCCAGAAGGGCATCGACGCGCAGGCGCCGCGGCTGCGTACGCAGATGGCGGGTGTGCTCGGGGGCCTTCCGCCGCTGACGCTGCCGTCGCATGCGCGGCCGGGCGTGAGCACCCTGCCTGGCGCCACAGCGGCGGCCGGGATGCAGCAGCCGCAGACCGTCGTCCTCAAGGTCGAAGAGGGCGCGGGCGGGCGGATCGAGGCGCTGCTGACGCACATCATCCGGGAGACCGTCGCGGTCAAGGGCGGCGGCAACGTGCAGCGGGCATTCGGCAAGGGCCGGGGTTAGGAGGCGGTGGTGGCGGGGTTCGACGTGCGGGGGGAGCTACTGATCGGCGGCGAGTGGATCGACGCCACCGGCCAGCTGCTGAAGCGGCAGGCGCTCACGCACCAGCGTGGCCGCCAGGACCAGGGGGCGCGCGTCGACCCTGCCACCCTCCAGCCGCTCCTCAACAACACGAACGGGCAGTTCTCCCCGGACAACCCGATGGGCCCGTACTACGGCCAGTTCGGCCGCAACACGCCGTTCCGGCTGTCCGTGAAGGCGGGGACGCCGGCGCTGGAGTTGCCGGGCTCCGGCAGCAGCAACGCGAGCACGCCGGACGCTGCCGCGCTCGACATCACGACGAACCTGGACATCCGGTGGGAGGGCGAGGCGGACTGGTACGGCGCGGACTCGCAGATCCTCATCGGGAAGTGGGGCGCCGCCGGGAACCGGTCCTACCATCTGCGGCTGCAGGACGGCCTCGTGGCCGTGCACGTGACCACGGACGGCACGGGCGGCGCGTTCGCCGGTAGGCCGCTGCCGGTGCTGCCTCGGCATGCCGCGTTGCGGGGCACGGTGGAGGTCGGCGCGAGCTGGACGATCCGCCTGTACTGGGCTGCGTCGATGGACGGGCCGTGGACGCAGCTCGGCGCTACGGCGGTGGTCGCCGCCGCCGCGCCGATCTTCGCGACCACGGCGCCGCTGACGATCGCGCCGGAGCACCTGGACGCGAGCCCGCCCCGGCGGGCCGTCGCCGGGCGCTGCTACCGGGCCGAGGTCCGCGACGGCATCGACGGAACTGTGGTTGCCTCGCCGGATTTCACTGCGCAGCCGGACGGCACCACGAGTTTCGCGGACAGTGCGGGCCGCACCTGGACCGTGACCGGCGACGCCGCGATCACCAACCGGCGCACCCGCCTGATCCACGAACTCGCCGCCTACCCCGTCCGCTGGCACCCCTCCGGGAAGCACGCCTGGGTCGAGGCCACCACGTCCGGGGTGCTGCGACGCCTCCAGCGCGGTGGCAGCGCGTTGCAGTCCACGCTGCGCCGGCGTATCCCGTCCGGGCAGCCGCTGGCGTACTGGCCGATGGAGGACGGCACGACGGCGACGCGCGCCGCGTCCGCTCTCGATGGCGGTCCGCCGCTGGTGGTGGGCGGGATGGAGTTCGCCTCCGAGAGTTCCCTCCCGAGCTCCGAGGCGCTCCCAGTACTGGGGGACAGCGCGTCGCTGAGCGGCGTCGTGCCGGGGGCCGCGTCCGGCGGCTGGCACGTAGAGATGGTGTACAAGCTGGATGCGCTCCCAGCGACCGAACAGACGATGCTGGAACTGCGGCTGAGCCCGGGGGCCGGAGGCGTCGCGCGGGTGCGCGCACGCGTATCCACGGCCGCCATCAAGGTGGAGGCCCTGGACAGTGAGGGCGCCGTCGTCGCGTTCTTCACGAATACGGGCGACGGCCGCGGCGACTTCATCGGCGTGTGGAACCGCCTGCAAATCTTTTCCTACTACAACGGATCCCAGACCTACGTGTCGCTGGCCTGGCGTGATGTCGTGACGGGTCTGTGGTGGGCGGCCTTCGCCCCCTACACGGGCACTCCGGGCCGGCTCACCACGGTCCGCGGCTCGTGGGGCAGCGATTTCCGGGGCATGGCTGTCGGGCATCTGTCCGCGTTCGACGTCGGCGGCACCTCCGCGTCGCAGCCGGGTGTGACGATCTACGAGGGGTCGGATGAGGCGTACGCGGGGGAGACTGCGGGCGAGCGCATGCAGCGCCTCGCCGACGAGGAGACCTACCCCGTCGGCGTGTACGGGCCTGTCGACGAGCAGGAGCGGGTAGGCCCGCAGACCCCCAGCCCGATCCTGAGCCTGTTGGAGGAGGCGGCGGACGCCGACGGCGGCATCCTCTACGAGGACCGGGAGCGGCTGCGGCTCGTGTACCGGGGCCGGACGACGATGTACAACCAGACGCCGGCGCTGGTGCTCGACTACACGCAGAAGGGTCTGGCGCCACCGCTGGAGCCGACGGGTGACGACGACGGCACGGAGAACGACGTCACGGTGACCCGGACGAACGGGTCGTCGGCGCGGGCGGTCCTCGAGGAGGGCGCCCTGTCGGTGCTGGCGCCGCCGGATGGGGTGGGCCCGTATCCGTCGCAGGTGACACTGAACCTGGCGGAGGACAGCCAGACGGAGCCTCAGGCGTACTGGCGGCTACACCACGGCACCTTTGAGGGGCGCCGGTATCCGCAGGTACGGGTGATGGTCCACGCGGCCCCGCCGGAACTGCTGGACCAGATCCTTGCGGTGGACGTCGGTGACCGGCTCGTCATCCGGAACCCGCCCCTGTGGGTGGCACCGGGTGATGTGGAGCTGATCGTCCAGGGCTACCAGGAGACGATGGCGTCCCCATTCGAGTGGGACATCGTGTTCAACTGCACTCCGGGTGAACCGTGGCTGCTCGGGATCGTGGGGGATCCACTGTATGGGCGGGTGGATACGGACGGCAGCGAGCTCGCGGCGGCCGTGGACGCCGACGACATGGTGCTGCCGGTGCTGGCGACGGCCGGCCCAACGTGGATCACCGCCAATCAGGTCCTGAACTCCAACCCTTCGTTCGAGGCGGATCTGGCCGGGTGGGGCGGGTTCGGGGCGGCCATCGAACGGGTGGCAGCCCCGGTGCCGGCGCCGACGGAACGCGCGTGGTCGCTCCGGCTCACTCCGGACGGCGTGGCGGAGTTCCCCAACGCGGGCAGTGACCAGATAGCGGTCACGGTAGGCGTCGAGTACACGGTGTCCGGCTGGCTGCGCTGCGCCACCGCCCGGTCGGTCGCGCTGAATGTCAACTGGTTCGGCGCGGGCTCTGCGTACCTGTCGACCAGCGCCAACGACCAGCCGGTGGAAGCCGACACGTGGACGTGGTTCGAGACGACGGTGACCGCCCCGGTCGGGGCCGTGACCGCGAACCTGGCACCCACCGTGGCTGATTTCCCCCCGACCGCAGATGTGCTGTGGGCGCAGTACGTGACGCTGCGGGAAGCGGGCGGCAGCCCGGTCGACTTCCCCTTCAGCGTGACCGTGGGCGGGGAGGTCGCCACAGTCGACGCCGTCACTGACAGCGCCTCCGACACGTTCACCCGCACCCTGGCCAGTACGTGGGGGACCGCGGACGCCGGCGGCGCGTGGGCGGAGAGCGGCGGTCTGGCTTCGGACCGGTCGGTCAACGGCACGGCCGGGGTGATCACGCTGGCGGCCAACCCGTCAACGATCCGGCACGAGCGCCTTGTCGGCGACCTCGGCGACTGCGAGGTCCTCGTGCGGATGAGCGCGAGCCAGGTCGCCACGGGGGCGAGCATGATCCCGGGCGTCCTGCTGCGCTACACCGGCGTGAGCGACTACTACCGGGCGCGTATCCATTTCGGGACCAGCGGCACGATGTTCACGTCCATCGCCCGGGATGCCGCCACGGTCGGCGGTACCCCGGCGCTGCCCTACACGTACGCGGCCGGTGACTGGTTCTGGCTCCGGGCCCGGGTCATCGGGCACCGCGTGCAGCTGCGGGTGTGGCCTGATGGGCAGCGGGAGCCGGCCGGTGTCTGGCACTCGGACGAGACCATCACGACCGGCACGATCGCCGCCGGTCAGGTGGGGGTGACCGGGAGCGCGTTCGCCACCAACAGCAACGTCTCCCCGCAGCTGCGCTACGACGACTTCGCCATCGTCAACCCGCAGACGTTCACGGCTGTCCGGTCCCGGAACGGTGTCAGCAAGCCGCACAGCGCGGGATCGGCTGTCCGGCTCGCTGCCCCGACTGTCGTTGCTCTGTAGGAGGACTCTGTGGCATATGAACCCTGGCGGCCGGGGATGGGCGTCACCGCGAACCGGCTGCTGTCCATCAGCCCCACATGGCAGTCCTGGACACCGGTGTGGAGCACCAGCACCGGCAACGCCGTACCCGCCTTCGGGGACGCCGATGTGGCATGCCGGTACGCGGTGGCCGGCACGACGTGCTGGGGCCATTTCAACGTCTCTTTCGGGTCCACGACGAGCTTCGGCGCGAGCCCCACGACGGCGGATAACTGGCTTTTCTCCCTGCCGTTGACGGGAGCGTCGCTACAGGAGGCCATCGGGTGGGTGGAGATCAACCAGTCCACCACGCACCGTGTCATGTGTCGCATGCGCATGCTGACAACTGGCGCGTTTGGGCTGGAGACCTCGAGCGGCTCGCCGGATGGCGCCGCCCTCTCGGCGGCTGGCCTGGTGGACGCGGTCACCCCCTGGAACAACGGCGCGGGTACGCCAGTCGGCGATTGGGCCAGCGGGGACATGATCCGCGGGACCTTCTGCTACGAGCTCGCCTGACTGGCGTACACCCGCCCCGCCCCGCGCCGTCCTGGCTCGGGGCCTTTGTCATCTCTGGAGGGCCGATGGCCTGGTACCCCGGAGCCCAGAAGTTGGAGCTCCAGCCCGAGTCGGACTCGCAGCCAGCGATCCGGCCGACGCAGTTCATCGTCCACTCGATCGTCGCCCCCTGGACGGCCCGCCGCACCTACGAGTACTGGCGGGACAGCACCAACCTGGAGTCCCACTTCGGCATCGACTACGAGGGCACGGTGGGCCAGTACATCGGCACCGAGACCCGCGCGGACGCCAACGCCGGAGCCAACCGCCGGCCTGACGGCACCGGCGCCGTGTCCGCCGAGACGGCGTCGAACACGTCGGCGTCCGACCCGTGGAACGACAAACAGCTTGAGGACCTCATCGCGATCGGCGTGTGGCTGCACCAGGAGCACGGCATCCCGCTCCGCATCTGCCGCACCCATTCCGACCCCGGGTTCGGGTATCACTCGATGTTTTCGCAGTGGTCCACCAGCGGCACGGCCTGCCCCGGCAAGGCGCGTATCCGGCAGTTCAGAGAGGTCGTGTTCCCGGGCATCGTCGCCCGCGCGACCGGCCGTAGTACCGAGGAGGACGATATGGCGCTCAGCGACGCCGACGTGAAGAAGCTCGCCCGCGCGGTGTGGGAGACCGACGGCTTCATGACCGTGCCGTGGGGCACGAAGGAGAACCCCGAGTGGGCGCCCGAGAGCGTGCTCCGTCACGTTGGTGAGGTCACCCGGGAGAGCCGCGGCCGTATCAAGGAGCTCCAGGCCGCGGTCGGCGCGCTGTCCGGCGTGGTCGCCAAGCTTGCGGCGGGCGGTGGGCTGACGTCCGCTGAGGTCCAGGCGGCTGCTGAGGCTGGCGCGGCGGCCGCGCTGGCGAAGCTCGGGGACGTCCTCACAGACCAGGCGTGATCGTGCCGGTCTTCCTCCTCGGCCTCGGCCTCGGCGTCCTGTTCGGGGGCGGCACGCTCGCGGCCTCCGGCGTCTGGCATCTGGCTGTGTCCGTGGGCGTGCTCTTCGCCGTTCTGACGTGGCTGGGCAACGCGTTCATCAACCTCATCACCCCTCAACGAAGGAACTCTCATGCTCACTCTGGCTTTCTGGAAGGCGACCGCCGAACGCAGCGTGCGCACCTTCGCACAGGTCCTCGTCGGCTCGCTGGGCCTGGACACCCTCGGCCTGATCAACGCGAACTGGGGTGAGGCCCTGGCCCTCGGCGGAGGTTCCGCTGTCCTCACGGTGCTCACGGCGGTGGCGACGTCGGGCGGCACGGAGGGGCCGGGCATCACTGAGACGGTGAGCCGCCGGTGACGGTGCCAGCGGCTGACGTGGCCGTGGAACTGGAGAGGCTCCGCGGTACGGTCGCCACGAACTTCGCCGAGGTCAAAGGCTCCCTCGCAGTTCTGGTCGAACAGTCCAACCGCAATCAGCAGGACCTCCAGCAGTTGCGCCAGGACACCGCGAAGGACATTGATGATCTGCGGTCCGATGTGGAGAACCTGAAGCGAGGCCGGTGGCCGCTGCCGACGATCGGTGTGCTCGCCGGCGTTGCTGGTTCGACCTTCGGTGCTCTCGCCTTCTTCGCCCGCTGATCAGCAT